CGTGGGCAGGTTTCGCGCCAACGGGACCACCTTCGCCTGGGACTCTCAAGGGTTGGTCGTGGGCTGTGATGCCATGCTTGACGGCGGCGCGGGCCTGGTGACGGGTGCTACCGGTGCTGACTGGTTCCCGATGATGGTTGCCGCAACCAACCTGCCGACCGTTACCGCCACGGCCAACAGCACCCCCGCCCTGGCGAACACGATCACAGCGCCGGGTGGGTTTGACCCGATGGCACCGGGGAACATCTGGGCCAGCTTCGGGACGGCTGGTGTCGAGGGGGATGTGTACGCGGCAGATTTGACTAGGGCCAGTGTGGTGGGGGCTGTGGCGGAGAATGTGCGGCGGGAAAGCGTGAGCCGCTCGCTCACCTGGGTTTTGGAGGCTCCTTACAGCTTGACTGCAACAACCGAAAGCATTACGAGCGTGTCTGTGTCCTACGGGACTGCCTTGGTTGTGCATGAGATGTTTGCGGGCAGTGGGTCTGGCGTTATTGCAGACCTGTCAGCTGAGATCACTCCAGAGCAGTTGTATGCAGGCAGCGGGTCTGGGGTTATCGCAAGCCTGTCTGCCGAGATCACCCCAGAGCGGTTGCTTGCAGGCAGCGGGTCTGGGGTGATAGCGGATCTCTCGGGTGAACTACTCATAGAGCCGTTGCTTGCAGGTAGTGGGTCTGGAGTTATTGCGGATCTGTCGGATGAAACCCTTGTATTGCTTGCGGGGAGCGGGTCTGGTGTTATTACGGATACCCCTGTGCCAAATGCGTTGCTGTTGCACATGGATGGCAGTAACGGCAGTACGACATTCACCGACAGCAGCAGCAACGCACACGCGATGACCGTCAGCGATGGTGTCGTTACCATCACAACAGCACAGAGTAAGTTTGGCGGGGCATCTGGTGAATTTGCTGGAGACCTGCGCACTCCAACAAGCTCAGATTTTACGTTTGATGGCGATTTTACAATTGAGCTATGGGTAAGACGAACCGGCGCCACACAAGAATACGATACGCTAGTGTCCGCCTCGAATGAGTCACAATTAATGATACGGGCTGGTGGCACTGAACTCGGCTCAGCTGGATTCTTTTTCGGTGGCTACGCAAGCTGGTTTGCTAAAGGCTTTGCGTTGACTTTAAATACTTGGCAGCACGTAGCAATGGTACGCAGTGGCTCCACTGTGACTGCCTATGTTGACGGAGTGAGCATAGGCACTACTACGAGTTCAGCCACGATAACATGCGATTACCTGATCTTTGGAGATTCCAGCGTCAGTGGCCGTTTCTTCAAGGGTCAGATCGACGAGGTGCGGGTCACCAATGGCAAGGCTCACTACACCTCAGCGTTCACCCCTCCATCCGCTGCGTTCCCCAATGAATAACAACTAGCCAAGCTCTGCTTTTTGCCGGGAAAACTGAAGCAGTTACGGAACGCCCATGCCTGCCGCAATGCTCCAGACCCCCTACGAAGCCGATCGACTGTTCGCTGGGGTCTATGCCGGCAAGAAAGCCCGCCTGTGCCTGGCAACGACCACATCGGGATCCCCCAACCTCAGCTCAAACACGGCGGCATGGGACGCCGTAGAGCGCAGCGGCTCGGGCTATGCCCGGTGCGAGTGGACAATTCCAGCAGGCAGCTTCAACACCACCACAGACCGCTTTGAGGCGGGCACGTACAACTGCACGTTCACCGCTTCAGGCTCAGCGCTTACCTGGAACGCTGCCTATCTGGTGATCGGCACGATCAGCGGCAGCACCGTGACCTGGGGCACTGGCGTGTCGTTTGTGCTCAACGAGAGCCCCAGTATCAGCCTTGCAGCGGGATTGAGCCGCATCTACACGGTTCAGTTATTCACCGATGGGTTCACGGTAACGGCCTGATCGGGAAAGCTGCCGTAAGCGGTTGCTGCAATGGACGTTCTAATCTCACCGGATGCGCTGGCCAAGCAAGCGCAGCTCACCTACGAAGGAAAGAGCTACAAGCTGATGCTTTGCTTCCGCGATGGCGAGGTGCTGACGCAAGCCAGCCTGATGAGCGCCTGGAATGCGGTAAAGCTGGCGAATGGTAACGGCTACACAGAGAAGACCGGCACCATCGGGACCGGCAGCTTCAATAGCGGCAATGCCCGCTACGAACTACCGCAGTTCACGTTGTCGCTAACGGCATCAGGCAGCGGCTTCATGTTTGATGCGATCGTGCTACAGGTGGACAACCGCACCTATCCCGACCGGGTGGTTCTGCTGCCGACGCCTGAGACGCTGCAATCAGGGCAGAGCAAGAGCTACGTGCTGCTGCTGGCACAAGGATGAGCCTGATCGTTGACATCAACCCGGTGCCATGGAAGATCCTGGACCTGGTAAAGGCTCGGATCCTAAAGAACCGGGCGAAGAAGGCGAAGAAGGTGCTGGACTGGTCTACGGATCTAAGGCGGGAGATGGCCCTGGCTCCGGCGCCGTTGATAAGCAGGAGAAGGGATGAGCCTAGTTTTATACCAGGGAGCCAGGTAGCCGTAGGGGTGGGCTGGCTAGATATTGGATATAACTACACTGTTATTTCAAATACTGCGCCGGTTTTCGATTCGGGCTGGTCAAATGGATTGCCTCCCAGTAACTCGCTAAACTTTGATTCGAGTTTTACCCGTACTACGCGCACAACTGGATTTACGCGAACCTCAACCGCTTCTCTAGAATTTGTTATTACAGTCGGAACTGGATCAGGCGAAACCTGGAAACAGGTTAGGCATAGCTTAACTTTTAGTGGCACAAGCGGCAGCTCCACTGAAGTGACTCACTATCGTTACACTTACAGCTTCCAGGGCGGCCCGACAGTGGTACTAAGAAATAACCGAAACCGCTCATCAGGCTCAGCCAACTTCTGCGCTAGACTTTGGCATGGACTGTTTCCCGCCGGTCCGTCAGAGATAATCCTTGTTATCACAATAGCTCAATTTAGCAGAAATGGCGCTTTCTATGATGACGGCGCGCAGAGCGATGACCCTACGGTGGGCGGCGACGCTACTTCTTCTGTTGGCAGCTTTACAGTACAGAGTACGAAACAGATTTCCATTCTTATTACTCAGGCAAGTGTTACTGAGCTGACCCATCCTCTTCCTGCATTTATTCAAAAAAGAATAAACTCTGTGCTGTCTCTTCCGGTCTACCAGTGGCCGGGATTTGATGTAGATCATCCTGATATTAGGATTGAACAACCTTTCCCTCAGTCGGCTATTGGCACTTACCAACTAGGCTTTAATAGCGTTTCCTCCGTGATTTATGAAAGCATTGCCCCCGATGGAACCTTTAGCGTAGTATCGCCACAGCAAGCAAAGGCCTCATACGCCGAATACAGTGGGATCCCGGAGATCCCTGTTTTGGGTTACAAGCGCGATGATCCATCAGTCGCAAGCACACCCACAACGGAAAGAGGAGCCTTCGGCATCATTACTGGCGCAAGTGTTACCGCACCAGTGACGCCTGAAATGCTTGCCCTTGGCCTGGAGGATGAATTAGAGCAGGCCCCAGGGGCAAGCGCAGCGAACCAGCCCGAGCCTGTTCGGATGGTCGTCGCCTATGACTACCACGGCGGCAATTATTGCCGTGATCGGCTCAGCCAGCTTGGTATCACTGTATGACCACCACCCCCCAGCCTGACTCCATTGAAACCCTCCTAGAGTCGGTGCAAACCCGGCAGCTCGCCAACCGCATGGCCGCTGCAGAACGCGAGCAGGAGCGACGACAACGACCTAAGCCACAGGGTAAACACTAAGCCGGAAAGCTGCGCTGTAGTTGCTCGCGGGCGTGATGCCCCGACCACATGAACAAGCGATGGTTTGAACAGTTCATCCTCCAGAGCCCTGAGGGTGGCAGCGAGGGTGGCGGCGGTGCTGGTGCAGGCGGTGGCGCAGGGGCCGGGGCCGGTGCAGGCCAAGGCGCTGCTGACCCTGCTGCTGGCACTGGTGATAGCGAGGGGGACGGTGATGACGTGACCCGGCTGCGTCACACCCTCGACCGTGAACGCACTGCCAACCGCGATAAGGATCGCCGCCTCGGGGCCCTGGAAGCTCAGCTGCGGGAACTGACCACCACCAACCCTGAAGCGGTGCGCGAGGCACAGGCGAAGGCTCAGCAGGAGCAGGCACGGCGGGAGCTGATCGAGCAGCAGGCGGCCCTGGAGCGCCAGCAGATCGAGGCCAAATACTCGCAGCAGTTGGAAGCATCCACAACCGCCCTTCAGGCCGAGCGGGAAGCCCGCCAGCGCGAGCTGGTACGGCAGCTAGCCGAGAAGGCGTTCATCGGCGCCAAGGGATCCACCGAGGTATCCGAAATCGACGGCAGCACCCCCTTTGATTCGGTCTGGAGTCGCTTTGGCCCTCAGTTTCGCAATGAAGACGGCGCACTTGTGGTCGTTGATGCCAACGGCAGCCCAGAGATCGACCCGGAAACCGGCAAGCGCTTTGAACCCGTCAAGTGGCTCCGGCGGCTGCAATCCGATCCCGTGTGGGGGCGCAACTTTGAGCCCGCGATGGGAACCGGCGGCGGGGCACGTAGCAGCCGTGATGGTCGCGTCTCCAACAGCAAGGATCTAATGGCCGTGCCCCTTAGCACCGCTATTGCGGACGTTTTCAGTTGATCGGCTGTTAGCGGCTTAGGGGTCAGGGAAAGATCGAGCAACAGGGACCAACCGATGGCGTGATGCCTTGGTTGGTCCCAACCAAAAACAGCTTGGCGTGATGCCCTGCGGTGACTCTTTGGCGTGATGCCACCCCTTTGACCTTCACCTGAATTCCTCCCAATGGGACTAACACTTCTGGAGGCCGCCAAGACTGATACCAATCAGCAACGGGTGGTCGTTATTCGCGCTCTCGCCGAGAGTCAAGTGATCCGCATCGTGCCTTTCCTTGATGTGCAAGGCGGCATTGATTACATGACTGAGGCCGAGCTGCCTGCGGTTGGCTTTCGTGGCGTAAACGAAGGCTTTGATGTCACTTACGGGGT